TTCTTTTATTGTAATCTGCAATAAATCAGCTCTATATCCAGAATATGACTTAGCGTAATCAAGATTACCTCCGTATCCTGAATCGTCCTGATAGAAGCCTATTAGTGCTTCTATCTCAATTGCTTTTCCTTTTCCGCCAATTTCTAACCCTAATGACCTCAATTCTTCTAGTGCTTCGTCACTCCTTGCATCGTAATTGTCATACTCTTTGTTATAGAATTTAGATTTTTGTATTTGTTTTCTCATTTGTTATTGGTTTATTAATTATTAATATATTATAACAATCATTAATATGTTTGTCAAGTATTTTATGTACTTTTTTTACACTTTCTCTAGAAAAACAAATCGAGCTGTAACATAAGTTAAAAGTTGTTATTTTATATTATAATATAATAGTACCCCTGTTTCTTAGAATTGATTGTGGGTCGATTTCTGTTTTGGGCAAGTATCTTTTTGTTATGTTTTTTCCTGTCCAGTACATACCTAGATTTAATCTTGTGTGCAAGGTTGGGCAATGTGTCGTCTTTTTGTTGTCGAGGCTCCTGGGGGTGTCCTAGACCGATTTAATTACCAGGTAGTCTAAAATGATTTTCTTGGCTTCTTCAAACGAATAACACACGACAGCTCTATACTCCTGCTGTTCAAGGTTATCCACCCACCACTGCTGCTCTTTGCTTAATTTGTTTTTACCGAATTTCATCTCAATAAATAGCCCATGATACCAATCGACCTGCCCTTCATCAGTGCAGTTACCCCCTCTGGGGATTGGCAAGCATATATCAGGTATGCCTCGCTTTCTACCTTCAGCTTTTAGCTTCTTTCCTCGAAGCATGTCAGCACGTGTACCTCCATAGCTTACATTCGGGATTGCAAACATTAATTTTAATTCTGGGTATTTATTTTCTTGGAGTTTCGCCCATTGGAATAATGCTTTTTGCTCAGTGTGTTCGCTCCTCATAATGATATATTTTCAGTATATTCTTGTCCTTGGTATTCATAGTCAACCACAACTTTTTTATCTCTCATTAGTGCAAAAGCTTCTGTATTGCCTATAATATATCCACCTTTCTTCCCCATTTTACTGGTTATTATTTTTTTTGATTCAATGATGTCTTCTTGGAATTTTGCAGCCCTGAGAACTCTTTTTGTAATTTTCTCTCCTTTTCTGAATTTACCATTTCTTGGGTTCCATCCAGCTGCCGTGGCTGTTTTTACAAATTCCACAAAATCCTCTCTATCTACAATCCATTCGCCGTCTTGATAGAATGTTCCTGAATTTTTTAGATACCATTTTTCAAAACCTTTAGGAACTGGAGAAAAAATAGCCCTTTCAAAATTAATTTTCATAAAATATAATTAAAAATTAGAATAGTTTAACCCTAGTTTTTTTAGAAATTTTCTCGCAGAATTTTCACCTTCATGAGAAAGAATAAAATTAAATTCCTCCTGGTGTTGTTCAGGAACCTGGTTAATATTGAACTTTTGCCTTTCCATCTGCATTTCATCCTCCCAACACCCTTGATTGAGCCACGTAGCAGGATGTTTCCACTCAGGAATAAAAACTGTAGTATCATCACGTACACTATCTCGATATTCAATCTGTTTTTTTAAACCACTGATAATCTTTTTGTGTAGTTGATTTGTTTTATCATTTTCAAGAAGATTGAAATAAATATCCTCTACTTTTTTCTTGCCAATTTTTTTAGGATATATTTCCCAAAACTCTTTAAAGTTTTTAATAATTTCTTTTTTTAAATATTTTTCTTCTTTTTTACTATTATTACTATTATTACTATTACTATTACTATTACTATTACTATTATTAGATGTATCAATAGAATATTGATACTCTATTGATACTTTATTAGATTCCATTATCTGGAGTACTTTTTCAGGAATTTTAGAAATTAAATTATCCTTTGCTTTTTTTAACCGATCACCTTTAAAGGTAAATGGTTTAAATTTATTCTTTACAATACAAAAATCATCAATAAAATATATATCCATGCTAGATAATTTCTGTTTTAATTGAGGCAAATCTTCTGGTTTAAGTGAGGTGTCAAAACATATTTCACGATCTGTAAGCAAAAAAGCTGGAATAATAGATAAATTGGGACAAGTAAGACAATATAAAAATAATTCACGCTCATTAGGAGATAAAGAAACAAAATCTCTATCCCTCCATAATTCTTTATAGATTGCTGTTTGTTTCATAATCAATTGCTTAAAATAACAAATATAGGACAACTAGGCGAATCGATTAGAAAGACCTAATTGCCCCACATTTATTATTTAAGAAATTTTTTATAATCGATTGCTTTATAATAATATTATATTAACTAAATGTTTAAAACAATCTTACCAGTACCATTGCAAGTTGGACAAGTTTTCTTAATTTGTTTGTGATCCTGTAAGCAATATTCTATAACCCTATACGGGGCTTCACGTTTTCCCGCCTCCCACAAGGAAACCGCCGCACCCCCAACGCCAAACACAACACCAAACTTTTTTTGTGTTCTCTTCTCGGAAACTCTTGTTGTTTTAATTAGTTCTGTGATTTTCACATGAATGGTTTAAAAGAGCTGCTATTCCAATTTCCACTATTAGAATGTCTGCTAATCCCATATCCGCTGTTCTTGCCTCCACTATTGTTTTTGTTTGCCATTTTAACAAACAATTTCCACCTTGGTGTAAGGGGAAGCTTGGCATGTGCTACACCATAGCCGAATGCCTGATCTACCCCCATTATAAATTTCCTATACCTTTTTTTGTTTGCCATTTTAATTAATTAATAAATAAAAAGAGCCACCTTGCAAAACCTAGACGGAAAGGCAAAGAGGCTCATCTCATATATCAAATTTCTTAGAAATTTTGTTGTGTCTAGGTTGTTCATGTGTACATTATACACTATTTTCTGGAAGATGTAAAAAAACAGTGAAGTCTAATAAATTAAACTAGTTCTGAACATGCTCTACCAGTTGAGCTATACCTGCATCTTGTACACAATGGTCCAGATTTTCCAGGTCAATATCCCTTTTCATCTTTATTGTTATTAATATAATCTATTATTTCGCTGATTTTGTCTTTATGATCTAACAGAGCATTCAGAACTCCACGGAAGGGGTCTTCTTGACTAATTACAATTGGATCATCTAATTTTTCTATCTTCTTCTGTTTCATTTAAGAATTTTCTTAAATTAAATCCACACCAAGCACAAACACCTGTAATAACATAAAGAGACCAGCCCCCCAATACTGTCAAGATTGTTGCTGATCTCTCACAAGAATTTGTGAATATATTATAACATATTTAATCTCCAAGTCCCATATCATCAGGCTCATAGTATTCACTACCCTTGTCACCTCGCTGTATCTTCTCTATCTGGTGGGTGTTCTCTAGACAGAACTTAACAGTGTCTAAAATCGCCTTAGGAGATAGTTTTCTGGCGTTGTAGTAGTGATGTAGTATCTCTTTAGCCTCTGCAAGAATTTTGCCATCCTGCTCAGTGTTGAATTTGTTTTCTTCACTCCTAAACATATGAGTAGGCTCATCAGAATATGCAGTATATTGGAAGGTTTTTCCATCCCAATTATGAAAGTATTTTTTATTTGACCATTTCATAAACGACTTCCTAAGATTCCAAATATAGAGCCAATAACACTGGATGCTATACCCACTATAATGCTAATCTTTTTCCACATGTTTTCGCCTTGTTTCTTGATGGTAGTTTGTTCGATGATGTGTTCGCTTGTCGTTTTTTCTAACCTTGCCAACTTCCCATTAAATTTGCTATGGGTCTGATCACTTGTTGCCTTGTAATTGTCAAATTTACTGGCCAATCCAATTAGTTGGTTCTGTTGAATTTCAATATCCTTCCGCATATTGGGAAGTGCCTTATATATGTCAAGCAACATTTGCCACATCTCATTAAATTTTTGTATATCAAAGGGGCTATTTTCGTTTTTCATTCCAATATATAGCTGTATTATTTATAATCTGAAGTACCGCACCACCTAGAAGTAGTCCGAACACCTCCCAATTGATCTCTCCATTAGCCTTCTGGGAAAGCAAGGCAATGATAACGGAAAATCCTACTGTTAAAGCACCTGAGCGAATCATATACTTGAGTGCCTTTTTGACTTCACCCCAAGGGGACTCGTTTTGTTTTACCATAATTTGTAAATAATAATTAATACTCTTTTGCGTGAGAATTATTGTCTTTTTTTAAAGGAACTACAATACGCTATAAACTTTTTCATGTTATACGTTTAACAAATAATATTTTTGACTGACTGGATTTTCGCTTTTAGATCTTTATTTTCTTGTGCTATTTCCCCACAATCTTGTGATGGTGAACAGTTCATTTTGAACTCTCCCCAAGGGTTTTCTATTTGATGTCGATGGGCTAGTAGAAGTTTAGCAAAATCCTTGCATTCGTCTTTGGTAATATTTCTACTAAATGCCTTGGATAACACATTAGCCATCATTTCATATTGGCCATGCTTGGAAAGCCACTCAGATACTATTCTACTTCTAGGAATATTCTTTTTAACATCTGGTCTCATACGCTCAATATATGCTGTAACCTTTTCTATCTCTATTGGGGTCATTGGATTTTCTTGATAAGTTATATAAGGAATGGGATCAACTGCATGGTAATAGTTAGAATCTGGTGATATTGTAGTGTGAAGATGGTAGCCAGTTGCATTGCCTTTTTTCCCAGACAATCCCAATACGGTTTCAGATGTTACCTTGCTTCCCACTTTCACATAAATCTCACTCAGGTGATAATCCCAATTATAGAATGTTGCGTGTTTAACTTTTATTTTACCTATTGCATGGTCAACGCTTACCACACCACCCCGTTCCAATCCTAATATCTCGGTGCCAACAGGGCAGCCAAAATCAACACCATAATGAAAAATTTTTTTACCCGTTAAAGGGCAAGTTCTCCAGCCAAAAGGACTGGTTACAGAATAATCACCTCTGAATTTTTTAGTTCTCATTTATTCTCAAAATTTAGAAATTAATTATCATTATCATACCAAAATAGAATCAACATTCACATCTTCTTTGTTAATAGGATAATTGTCAAAAATGAATCTGTTTTCATTATATATAAAGTACATTCCCTTAGATTTTCTCCAAAGTTTTAAGCTTTTTTCGTCTACGTTAAAGCCCTCTTTTTATTCTTTTTAAAATTAAGGCAGGTTAATACATCCCAAGTCCTGATAAGCTTTGTGCTGACACCTGCTGTTGTGGATTGCCCATTTGAGCACTGTTCAGAACTACAGAAAATTGCTCCATTAGTGCCTGAAGTTTAGCCTGTCTTGTTTCAGGGTCGTCCGATACCCCTGGAAGCAATCTCTTAAACCTGTCCTCCTCTTGTTGACTTATTGCACCACCTGACTGCATCCTTCCGAACATTTCAGCAGCCCTTTCAATTTCACTTGCTAGCTGTTTGGACTCCCCCGGCCTCATAAAATCTGGTAACAATGCCCCAAGCTGAGTACCCCCAAAGGCTCCCTCATCACTCAACATATTAGCTATATTCTGTAATGCTTGGTAACCAGATGCTGCTTGACTGTATGTCTTTCGTTCATTCATGCTCAAGCTCTCAAGCCCGCCCGCCTTTGAAGCACCGAGCCCAACAAGCTCAAGTGTTGTTTTTACGTCGCTTGGCTTCATGCCCTGTCCTAGAAGTTGCAACGCAACTTGCGTTCTTTGATCTTGATCCACACCCGATGTTTCAGTCTGCCCCAGTCCTGCCATCGTCGTTTCCGGTATTTCAGTTTGTCCAAAACCCATAGGAGATTGGATCGCAGATTGTCCATTAAATAAATTTGCAGCGATTGGCGAGCCATACTTAGAGCCTAGCCCTTGAGCTGTCCCCATCAAATCACCTCCTAAAGCATTTTGTACTCCTGAAGTATTAACTCCTTTTTGTACAATTTCTCCTATCTTTGTTCGTATTCTGTCAGTTACAGGAGATATATCAAGTTTTGTCCCGAGTAGTGAACTTCCTAATTGTGTACCATCTTTTAGATTTTTTAAAGTAAATGGTGTTACTTCATGTAATATACTCATTCTTCTTAAGGTAGACTCTATTTCTTTCCCTAGTGTAGTATTACCCGTTTTTTGAGCAATACTTTTAATTTCACCATCTATTGCCTGCCTAACCCCTCTAAAAATTCTTTCTAATTTAGGAGTTTGCCCACCTCTTGCATAGTTGATCATTCCGTCTAGTTCCGACTTAATCCCAGATAAACCCTTCACACTACCCCCCGTACTTCTAATCTTGCTAAACCACTCTTGAACATCAGGTTTCAAAACTCCTTTGCTGTTCCTTAACAAGCCCGAATTATCCTTAAAAAGCGTTTCAACCTTTCCCACAATGTTTTCTGGGTTCAAGGCTTCACCAGCCATAGATAATTGTGACTCTAGTTTTTTACCAAGTAATTTATTACCCACTCCCACACTTTCGGCAAGTTGTGTTCTTGTCCCACTTTTTAATTTCAGATCATCTAAAATATTAAAAGTATCATCTACGAGTTTATTGGCACCGCTGATGCCTTTGTATGATCGGCTTTTAGTTAGCTTTGTAGGATCAACTTCAAGGATTGACTGTCTTAAATTTTTTCCAGCTTCCTGTACCTTATTTCCTGCCTGTACGGCTCCTTTAGCCCCTACGTCATCAATGGCACCTGTAACGCCTTTAGCCTTACTTATCAACTTCCCCAATCCATGAAACACTCCCGCTGTTCCTGCTCCGAATCCTGCACCAGTAACTATATCACTCAAAGTATCCCCTGATTCTAAATCAGAACCTCCGAAACCCTGCATTCCACCTGCCAATGCACCACCTGCCAACACCTTTGGTAAACTACCAGTGAATGCCCCCATTCCTGGTACTGCAAAAGAACCAACACTGGCGGCATCTTGAAGTGTGTCTTTTAATAAGTTACCCTGATCTCCTGATAATCTTTGTTTATAAATATCAGCCCCTCCAAAACTCAAATTACCTAAAATTGGACTTACCTCACTTTTAGAAAGATCTTCACCCGATAAAGCACCTATTGCTCCTTGTCCTATATATCCCAGATCATTAATTAGATTACTCCCCCCTCTCACAAAAGGATTAACTATTCCCTGAAGAATCCCCATTAATCCACCAGCTTGCTCAGGCTGCTGAATAGGTGCATTCAACTTTGAACCAGGCGCACCAAGAGCTGAATTGCTCTGTATTACCTGACCTCCCGATGTTCTCAATGTTCCCATTGCGTTAGGGTTTTTTTTCAAATATTCTTGTATTGCCTGCCTTCCTACTATTTGAGCCATATCAATTAATTAAAAGTTTAAATTTAAAACCCGAACAGGTTTTTTATTGCATTAGGGATACCTCCATAGCCTTTTAGAACACTAGAAATAATATTATCTTGACCCAAGGCACTATCAAACCTATTTGCAGACCTGACAAATGGGTTAGAACTCATTGCAGCCCTTCCTGCTGAAGCCCCTCTATCAAATTGACCTGGCGCCCATGATCTATACATACCATCGTCTCCTAGTCTATATTCTTGTTGTTGACCTTGCTGATTAACAAAAGTAGGGGTATCATTTGTTTCTAATATCAGGTCATCAGCCCTACCGGATTGTTGATTCATCATCTGTTGTCGATATGCTACTTCTGCTGCTGCTGCTTTTTTTCTCTCCTCTTCTTGTATAGCTAGTTGATATCTCTGAGAAGCCCTATTATATGAATTTGCTGCCGTCTGGTTTCCATGTTGCATTGCCTGAATTGCCCTATTAGACATTTCGCTTGCCTTTCCACCTAATATTGATGAAAGACTGCTTGAATAATTAAGACTTCCAGCCATTTCGCCAAGTCCCGCCCCCATCATTTGCATCTTTTGGTGAGGTGATAAATCTGCTGCACCCGTTCCACCCTCTAAAGCTCCATAACCTATATTAGAGAAGTCTTTTAAAAAAGAAGACATTTTATCTTGTGTTGCTTGAGCAGAGTTCTTCAACAACGGAGACCATTGTGACATCACATTCTTATTTATATTTGTTGTTAGGTTCGGGTCTTCATACTGTTTTAAATTGCCCTCTGCCGCCATCATTTCATTGTACGTTGTGTTTGAATCCATAATTAATAATTAAAAGTTAAATTGCCTAAAGTTAAGTCCTTGGGCGGGCTGGTTGGTAATAGTATCCCCCATAGTTTTAGCAAAATCTCCATAAGTTGGAATTTTTGGAGTTGTTGGTGTTTGGCCAAGTTCAATTGCATTATTGAAAGCATCCCTAGACGGGTTATAGAATAAATTTTCAAAGCCTGATTTTCTTTGGTTAATCCAATCTAGTAATTGAGCCTTTCTATCTCTCTCTGCACCTGCCTGAATCTCTCCAAGCCCTCCAGTTGCACGTCCTAACCTTCCACCACCTGTACTTGCTAATTGATTTAAAAACCCCCTACTCTGTGCGTTTAAGTCTCTTTGTATGAATGGATTAATCTGTGAAGCGCCCTCCGCCTCAACAGTGGGCAATAAAGAACTCCAAGCATTTTGAAAAGGTAAAACTTGACTAAATACTGGTCCCTTATAAGTTTTATTTGCGCCTGCCTGCTCAGAATATTGCTCTGCTAGATTGGTTGTAGCAGGTGCGGCGGTATTCACACCTTGGCCTGAGTTCTTCAAACTATTTATGAGTTTTATATTTTGATTGTATGATCCTTGATAGCCACCGCCATAGCCCATTTTATCCCAATACTGTTTTTGTCTCTCAAATGATGAACCTGAAAGCCCTGGGATTTTCATAATGTCTTGTGATAGTGTCATTTTATTTTATTAATTTAAGTAAAAGTTTTATAACCAGTGCAAACTAAATTTAACACGATAAAACCAAAGGCGTTAACGTCATTATCAACACTCTGGACGGCGATGGTATTCCACCCATCATTGACCGCTGCAATCTCTGTTGAATCAAAGGTATCTGATATTTGTTCATCGTCTGCGGTCTGATCATATCCATTTCTTATTATATCCCCATTGCTGAATACATAATATTCATGTCCACTAACTGGCCCTGTTGTTTTTGTTTTGTCTGGGTTAAGGTATGTAGTTAACCCAGTCATATCGGCGGTAGCTCCAGCAAATGTTAATCCACAAAATAATTGCTGATATAAAATAACCGAGGTGTAGGTTATGTCACTAGACTTATAAAAATCAAGACGTATAGTTCTGTTCTGACCGCCCGCAATCGCATCTGAAAAATTCACAAATCCAACAGGATCACTTACAACCCCATTTGGTGTGCCCGTGAAAGTATTAAATTGATGTTGTATATATATTCTATTACTTTGGAACATAATTTCTTCTGGTGATGCTGCATTCACGTCAAAACCTTCTTTTGATTGTTTTATTCCAACGTACGGATTTTCATCTGTTGTTTCTGGTATTTTCCCAATAATTAACCGATCTTTTGTTCCATCGCTAATAACGATTCCCCTATCTCCATTAAGTCTTAGAAACCTTGTACCAAGTTTGATACTTGTAGTTTTTGCAATAGTGCCGCCCGACAAATTGGCTGCAGTGCTATACCGTGCCACACTAGCATTACCAAACTCATTACGATTTTGAAACTGATCAAGTCCAGTATCTTCTATTGTTTTTGAATCTATTTTAATTTTTTTCTTTGCCATGTTATTTCGATGAATTACGTAAAGTTTTTCCCTCTTCTACAGTAAAGCCATATCCTTCTATTTTTAAATCTCCCGTACAAGTAAATTTAAGACTGAAAGAGTAGCCAAATTGATTAGCTAAGGGTTTAATCTCTTTAGCCAGTATGCTAGAAGAGGATGCAAGAGTTCCAATCGAAGCATAACTACCTCGATTAATTGAAACGCTAACATCTACCTCCGCATTTGCTGTATATCTTATAAAATAATTACGAATCGAATTATCTGTAGTGGGGTCACCCAGTTGGTGATGCGGTGTCCTGAAGTCAACTGAAATATCTTGTCCAACTCCACTCGCATTGTCATCTGTTGCCCCTGAATTAAGTTTAGTTACAAAAGAATCATCATTATGTATAGCATATAATCCTTTATCCCCATTAGTATCAACAAAACTTGTAATGGCTAATATCCTGTCTTGATAGTTTCTAAAAGTCCAAGCATTCTTTTTAATATCAAATACAAAAACAACATCTGCTATTGCTGAAGCTGTAGCACCCGTCACTGTTTGTAGCGTTCCAACAGATAGAGAATACTTTCCATCCAGGGTGTCAACACCCGCACACATACTATCCCAATTACTAGGATTAACTAAATCCCATAATCCCAAATCTCCCACCCTGTCTTTAATTTTCGGAGTTATATCTTGGGGTCTCCCCTCTCCTCCCCAAAGCTTCACACCTTCACGATTAACCCATAGTGCTATTCCTTCAACTATTCCAACCGTTCTGTAATTTACACACCCTGCATTTTCTATATCAGATGACCAGTTAGACAAGGGGTCAAATCTATACATCTGATTTTCATCCCATACCAAAAACTGTTCTTGATAGCTTATAGCTCCAGTTATTGCATTGTCAGCTTTAAAATTGTTTTGTAAAACATAGACAGTATCATCATTCCAGCCCGAAGTGTCAGTATCAGTTGTTACCACCGTATCATTTGTCCAACCCGTTATTATATTCATCTCTCCATCTGTTGTGTTGTAGAGAACTGCACCAATCATATCAGGAAGAAATATTGAAGTAGTTGCTGTTACTGTATTAGCACCAGCAACATCTGCATTGGCTTCACACGTTCCTGTTGCGCTATGGAAAGTATCTGTATAAGGATCAGAGTAAAATCCTATATTGGGTTTTATGTTATTTCCACATACTAATAAACTATTCTTATTGACCGCAAAAATTGAACCACCTATGGTTGGTGTAACATCTGTTATTGCACCTCCTGTAGTATATGCCAGTGGAGTTGTACCATCTTCACATCCAAGATATAGCCTATTTAGAAAGTTAATTCCATCAACTCTCTTGCTTGCTGTCCATTCATCTGTATCAACAGCACTGCCCCAAGTTTCACCGCTTTCATCATAAAAAAATAAATCTCTATCTGTTACTGCTCCTAGTTTTCTGGTTCCATCATTGGCTAAATAAGTAAATAATCCATATCCCGGATTAGTTCCTATAGAAGCACCCACTATCTCGCTTCCTTTTCTGGTTGCCCAGACTCCAGGTCTATCTTGTGATATATTCTGAAGATGAGGTGATCCAGCAGTCATACTAGGATTGCTGGATTGATCCATTCCCTCTGTTAAATTTTGAAACCAATGTGTTTTTATCATCGTTTTATTTATTTATATTATGTTTGCACCCCGCTTCGCTCAAAGCACCACAATTGACACACCATTTTTTTAATCCCATTCCTCCTATCATTCTTCCCTCTCTTAATAAATGATAGTTTTGGTTCCACCACCCAGGAAGAGCAGTGGCTTGTGTATATCGCTCTTCTAGCACATAATGCTTACCTACTTTTTTACGACTTGCAACCAAACTAAGGGGAATCTTTTTGATTGTAAGCGTTTTTAATTTCTTTAAGTTCATCATGCTAGCTCTCCAACTGCTAACCAACTATAAAAATAAGTATCCGAATTATCTCCAAATGCAGTCCCATCAGAACTAATCAATCGTGCGTTAAAGTTGGCTGTCGTAGGTGATCTTACACTTGCACTAATTCTTACATTGCCATTTTCGTTTGAACCCCAAGTTGGCGATGCGTCGTTATTTCTTGAGGCTTCACTTATAACAACAATCGGAGCTTGATCAAAGGTAATACCAAAAGTTACAGCCTCTTGCGCTGCTGTTACCACTGCATTTGGAACCATAACCCCATAGCCTGACAACAAAACAGTATTTTCTTCATAACTATCTGAGGTATTATCCTGTCTTAATATTTTAATCTTTACAAGTTTTGAGGGGCCAGCTTTTATTATTGTATGTTCTGACTGGGTAGCATCTCCAATAGTAGTTGTACCACCACCCGAAATCACATTGTCAGCATTTGAATCTACAATACTTTCAATAACTGGTGCTGTTAATGTTTTATTTATTAATGTTTGGGTATCGCTTGTGCCAACAATCGTGCCAGTTGGCGGTGTAGGCCCATCTACCAAATCCCCATCAGCATTCCATACTGATAAGTCAGCACTTGTCCCCTTAGTTCCCGTGATCAACGTTGCATCACTTCCAGACCTCGAAGTTGACTTTATTGAACTATAAGCAATATCTTGTAATGTATTGGCATCTCCATCGATAGTTTTATTTGTAAGCGTTGCAGTTTCAGCAAACACCTCCACAGCTAAATTCGCATAAGTGATCCTCTTATTCGTTCCACTTGTTGCCATTGTTTCGTCGCTAACGTCAACAAAAGGAAGTAAATCACCACTTGCTAGTGTTGAACCTGCTGTTAAGTTTGATATTTTTGTATCGGACATTTTTTAATCTGTAAAATCTTTAAAACTACCACTATCTTCTGTAAAGCTTAACGCACCCCCACTATCTTCTGTAAAGCTTTTTAAATTATCTATTTCTAATAATAACCGAGAAACCACTGCGTTTTCCAATAATAGACTTGATCCATTTTCTAATAACAACCCGAAACCCTGACCTTCATCTTGAACAGAAAACAATCCTCCACTATCATCTGTAAAATCTATGGTCATATATTTCTCCTCCTCATATCATAGTCTCGATAAGCTCTTAAATTACCACGCTTTGCTCCTACTGTACTTCTTGCATAATCTCCTATCATGTCCCTCTCTTCACGTTGGGCATCTTTTAACCATTGCTGGGCTTCATCATTTCGTCTTAATTTTTTTAGTGCATCAAATGTTCCATAATACACCAAGGTTAATTCGCTTCCTAGGGGTAGTCTATCAGGTGTATCATCATCATCTGAAAGGTTGTCAGGCATTTCTATATAAGTAACCATCAAAGCATTACTCAATGGCAATGTAGGCTCCGGAAGAATCCCAATACCCTTAACATGAACATCGCTTACGGTTATATTTGTGGGGTACCATATAGGACTAGAAGTTGAATAAATTTCTTGTCCACTTTGCAATGCAGTTTCTTTGTTTTGTCTTTTAGAACAAATCTTCAAATCTTCTGTGGCTGTATATTTTACCTCGATATCTGTTACATATCTCAAGTCATCGGCAGCATCGCCACCAATTGCAAATTCAGTTCCTAAAACATAAATCGTTGCACCTGCTGTCCAAGTTACCGATTCGTCTAATGTTACAACTGTTCCACTGGTGTATGAAAGAATCTTTGCACTAGCACTATCAGTTAAATTATAAACAGTATCCCCAATCATAGCAGAATTAAATATGGAGGCCGTTGCTGTTAATGTTGTAGTCGACTGTGTACTGATTGTTCCAGTTATCTTATAAAATGTTGCGGGAATTGTTTTATGCTTGTGATCCTTTGGATACCTTGCGGCTAATTTTGCAATTAGCTTTTTATATCTATTATTTACAAATCTTCCAACCATTGACTCCGTTAAATCCTTGTCTTCTAACAATCCATCTGCACCGTCATCATAGCCAGTATTTTCAAATACCTGTAGTTTTATTTCTGAAAATTCCATATTCTTTTGTTAATTAATTATTGACCTAGGGTAATAGCTTCGATCCAAGTGTTACCAAAATTCGACGACGTCCCTGTTTCTTTTACATAAACTCTCAAAAACTCTGCAGAGCCTAGACTAGAAAACTTAATCGCAAATCTATCATAAGCACCTGCAGCTGAAGCAGCCGTAAAAAGATCACCTCGATTATATCTGGTTGTAGTTCCACTTGATTCTGATTCGTTTTGCAACAAATAAAATGGCCCCGAATTAGCTTCTATTGTTACATTCTTGGCTGCAGTCTCATCGGTTAGCTCATCAGTTGAAATTAATGTGATAGTGCCTGCAACGACAGTTTCTGCCGTAAAAAACCCATCATTACTTCCCGAACCTTTCACTTGGAGAACTTGACCCGGACTCAATCCATTAGTTAAAAACCCACCGCCTGAATCTGTAATAGTATCCGAAGCACTGTCTACGAAGGCTATTGTACCGCCTGTTATGCTAGGAGTTGTTCCATCTGCAACAGCATATTGAAGGTCTATTGAGTTGGCCGTTTCAGACGCTCCCATTGTATAGTTTACCAAAAGTATTACCTCCGAAGCCTTCCCTATAATGACTACCCCACTGTCCTCTACTGTATAACTGGCAGCCAACGTGACAGGTGAGGCAGCAGTTCCAAGAACCTGCTTTGCATCTTGTCGATTAAACTTATCGCCACTCATGTTAAATTGTTAAAAACTAAAAATAGCTTATTCCTTCAATTTTTCTTTTATTTGTTTTTTAAGCTCTTTTGTACTTTGGGTGTGCTTAATTCCCATACCAGAGGCCATTTTCATAAGTTTGGGCCTATCATAGTTCTCTACCTCTTGACCCAAACCACCCGTTTCTTCAACAACCTTTTCTGTTTTTTTAATCTCTTCTTCTAGCTTTTTGTTTTTATTCTTAACCTCTTGAAGTTTCTTCTCAACACTCTTAATCTCTCTTAATTGGGGCCACACCTTCATAATATCCTCTGAATTATAATCCGAAAGCCTAACGGTATCACCAGGTTTTAAACTTACGTTGTGTTTATCGTTAGACTCCCAATTTTTAATGCTGAACTTTTCAGTTTTAGGTAATTGTAAAATTTTCATATTGGCTTTTCCGTAATAAGTTAATCTGGAATGTTTAAAATGGGCTCTAAGGCCATAAGATCTTTAACCGATAGGGCAATGTTCTCAGGTAAGGTTATCTTTTTAATCTTATAACTTTCTTCTATCTCTACAAGTTCATTATATGACTTGCCGAAGCCCTTCACGTCCTTTAGAACAAAATGACCGTCCTCCATTGCTGGTTTTCCATCTTTATCCTTTTTAGAAAAATCCTTAGCCATTGCTAGCCTCGATTCCTCAAAAACTGTTTGTTTTTCAACGACTTCCTTCTGAAACTTGCGTAACTCATACGCCTCTCTTACAGGAATTACTTCGCCCAACAAATTATTAAGGGCAGGAATGAACCTACCATTTTGATCGAAGATTGTATTTTTGATCTTCATTTTAAACTCCGTAACAATTAAAATAATGGGGAGAGTTTACGGGGACTCCCCCCAGAATTATTCTCAACAAATCGTCCCGTACCGAATTAAGAACCTAAGCTGAAGGATCATTTGTGGATACTGCTATCCACGCATCCGTTCCATTTAATTCAATTCTTATAAAATCAGTTGTTGCACCCGCTGTTCCATGAGTACTAATTGAGGAAGCTGCATCCGCTGTAGCTGTACCTTCAAAGTTCATAAATGCTTGCGAAACATCGTCTTGTTTAAGTGCTAAACAAGGTGATACACCAGTCGTATGAGACTGTTCAATCCTTACAACCGCACTATCTGCATCACAAGCCGTTACATTAGATACCACCTCTAAGGTAGCCTTATCTGCTGCAATTGCACCTGTCGAAGTAACTAAAGCAGTTGACCCAGCTAACGGAGCTGCATCAATTTTTAATGCTTGTACTTTCTTTGATGTTGCATCAATAAGGACACCAACATTTTCATTAGCATCTGTCAATCCTGCAAAGTCGAACTCTGCATATACTGCACCCGAAGCTGGCGTTCCTGCAGTCTCTACTCTAAATGTGTTACCACCCGTTGCGAGTGCTCCATCTGAAGTCACTGTAAGCACCGCATTATCGTTGGTTAGAGCACCACCACCATTAATTGTTGCGACATCTGATCCTGTTGGATCTGCATCAATATATAGTGCAGTTAGTGCCTTCCCAGCTCCTACAAACTCTACCCCAATCGCTCCTGCATTTGGTGTTCCTGTAGCTGCTACTCTAAGAAGATTCCCGCCAGAAGCTACTGCTCCACCTGCATCAATTGATAGGACTGCTGTATCACTGGCAATCACTCCACCTGCGTTATCAAGTGTGAGTAATGTTCCTGTGCCGTTCACAGAGCTAATTGTAGATGCGTCTGAGTCTGTAACTACTACATCACCAGTTGTAAGCGTCAAAGCTGCTGTACCCGCTGCCGTTCCTGTAATAACTGTTGCTCCATAATTACCAACTGTAAAGTCTGAAGCATTGTCATCATTACAATTAATATAGAATCCACCGTTTAGTGTTCCACCACCATTGTCCAAATAAAGCATATCTCCTGAGGTTAACGCATCTGCAGTTATTGCAAGAACCGTTCCAGTTGTTGCACTTGCTGCAGTTATTGTTAATGCACCTGCTGCACCTGCTGCTGCACCTGCTGTTGTCATACTAGATATAATTGCTACTCCCGAACCCGATGTTGTAACCCCATCTGTAACAGATAATTCACCACCCGATAAAGTTAAATCTCCATCTGATAATACTATGTCACCTGTAGTCACTCCTATCGCAGTTGTACCCTCAGCAGTTGCCTTAGAAAGAACTGTTCCGTCATCTCTAACTGCAAAAACCTCTGTACCATCTGCTACAACTGAGATTGCTGCTCCTGCAGCTGTCATTGTTACTGCCGCAACTGTGATTTTTAAAGCGTCTCCTGTTGTAATGGTAGATCCATCAAGATGGAAGCCACTACCAGTTGTAACCTTAGTGGTTAACAACATTGTTGTATCACCTGCATCTTGGGTTGTATCAACTGTTAATACATCTGCAGCATCACTATTCTCTCTAATCAAAAGTGCTTCTGCATTATCAACATCAAGAATCATTCTCCCCTCTCCTGTATATGCTCCTGAGGCTGTAATCTCTTCCAAAGCAGCAACATCTGATACTGTAAGAGTACCAGTAATATCTGCATTACCTGAAGACATTGTAAAATTACCACTTGTCATAGTTAATGCACCACTTGTTAGCGTTAATGCACCATCCGATAATACCGCTGCACCTTTTGTAATCTCTAAACCACTATCCGAATTAGCATTCATTTCTATCTCAACACCGTAAACAGAACCTAAGATAGTCTCTGTACCTACGCTAATTTCAAGCATCTTCAAGTCTCCAGAAGTATCATGTGCTCCTGTCGAATTGATATGGAATACAGAAGCGCCATGTGTACTTGTAACTTTCCCTGATTTTGTGATTAACAACCCACCACCTGTAGTAGTCTGCGTATCGGTCAATGTTACTGCTCCTGCATCTACAGCTATCTCTGCCCCACCATTATAAGCTGCATCCAATGAACCCGCTGCCGTTCCATCACTAGCACCCCATCCAGCACCTCTATAAGTCATATCCTTACCTAAGTTTGAATCATAAACATGCATTCCCTCTTCTGCGGTCAAGGCCACTCTCTGTGCAGTAGTTAGAACTGGAAGCTTAAAATAGGCTGTTGTGGTTTGCGTTCCCGCTTTTACACCAACTTCCAGAGAGCCTACTATCTCAGCATCGCTCCCAGTTAACCTTGAGGTTATCCTTGGCGATCCTGACTGAAGTCTATTTGTCATATTATTTCACTAAAAACTAAAAAGCTAGATACAGTCCTATAATTAGTGAAATCATAGAACACTCAACGAATAATCAAACCCGTACAAATATTATTAATCTGTGCCTGGCCGTTTTTTTAAAAGATCAAAGCAAATCTTAGCTTGAGTATGTTACCTCTGTTCCATTTGAACCATGATAACCTCTACCCGAAACAAAACCTACTGAAAAATTCATCTGTCCCCTGATATAAGCAGTCTTTGTTGAGTCGTCCATATAGTCATCAACATAAAACTGTTCATTAGTAAGAACACACACTGGCATTCTTTCATCGATAACCTCTTTGGCCACCACGAAATGTGCTGTGCTTGATACATCTGATAACCAAGGAATCAATTTCACCTCGACATCTGAACCATTGTAAGCACCTGTAGCTGTCTTAGAATTATTATAAGGATTCTGATCATTGTCAGAAGTTTCTGCTGCTAATTCACCTGTTACTAACTTCTTAGCCGTTGCCCAACCTTCTCGACCAACACCCCATATCACTCCACCCGTTCCAAAATGCTCCTTTTCTCCTTGATCATCTTTCTGGTCAAATAAACCCTGCAAAAGATTATCAAGACCTGTACCACCAACTGGTTTACTTGTCGTGTCGACATTACTAAAAGTTGTTGAGTTGGTAGGTGAACACGGATGTGCCGAGGAAAAAAAGTTAACACCATCTGGCCCCAATGCCGAAACTGTAGTACCTGTTATTCCGGTAAGATATGTGTTTGTTGTTGAGAAGCCATAACTAGGAATAGAAAATGCAGCTTTTTGCATTAATCTATAAGCTCTATTACCAAGTTGAATTGAAGCTCTCCTAGTTATATTTACACTTTTTCCTTGAAATTTTCTCATGAGTCTACCGATTGGCACCTCATTTCCAAAAGGAACCTGTGTGAACACCTTTGAATAACCTTCTGAAATACTTGACTGTTTGGCTCTATCGCCATCGTCCCAAACTCCATAGTCCTCTATACCACCAATTTCAACAATTCGATCTTCCCAATTCTCTGTAGAATCCATGTAGAAGATCCCTTTTCGGTAATCTTGTCCCTTTTTGAAGGCGGTATCTACAAGAGCTTTGTTTGCGTTTGCGAAAGACTTGTATGTCTTAGGCATACTTGTAACTCCAATATTACTCATTTGTTTAATTTAAAATCTAAAAATTAACTCTATTCGTTGCCTCTTATTACAACCTCAACAATAATTTCAGTATCTGATCCCTGATTATAGGCATCCACAATCCTAAATTGTGTTGCGGAAGCTGCTGCTGAAGACTCGTCTAATAATGAAGAATCTGTTGTTAAGACTGAAATCCAATAACCCGCTTTGTTGCTTCCTGTTGTTGTTCCCTTATCAGCATCTAAAGTTCCGATAAACTGATCACCTTCACGTGCTGGCACGTATTCGACCATCACACCATCAACAGTCTCATTATCTGAAGCTGCTGTATATGATTTTGTTGAGGCTGCCCATGTTCCACCTAAATCACCAGTGACTACACTTAGAGCCTCTAATGATCTTTTATCTATTGTTACGATTGCTGTTGCAAATCCTGCAATAAGCTCGCTAGTTCCATCTGCATTGGCCATTCCTGTTGATTCGTCAACAATCCAGTCACCAACCTTGATTACCTCTGAATTTTTAATAAGTCTGTATGCTCTCTTGTTACGACCCATTGCATCGGCTTTATACTCTTTAGTCATCTAATTAATTTAATATATAAAAATAGACACTAGAAAAACCCAGTGTCTATAACAGTTTTATCAATTGAAATTGTATAATAAGGCCTTAGTCCTCTTCTTGATATTTCTGATAAGTTTTGTATTGATCATCAGTCATATTAAATTTTTTCTTCATCTCAAGATCTAGGTCGGTAGATTGATTCCCCTGCTCTGAGAGCGCTGAACCTGATCCACCACCACTTGAGGCACTCTTGCCCGATCTTGCTCTTGCCATTCCTTCAACCATTCCCTCCTCTTTATATTTCTCTGGTGTCAATACCAGTATTCCAGCTTGATCTAATGCGTCTGACATGGATAAACCTTTTTTATCCATTAATCTTTTTGCATTTACTGCAATCGCATTCTTATCAACCTCATCAAGATCAGGGTTTTTTTCCTCAAAAGCACTAATGGTCTCTTGAGTAACACTATCCTCTTGTCTCTGTTTTTCCTTTACCCTTTCGAGCGCCGAAACACTCTCAGGATCTAATACAGGCTTTTGAGACGTATCTTGAGCCTGATTCTTAGGGCTCCAATCTGGATGGAGTTGTTTAACCCTTGTTATCGCTTGTTCGGGTGTCCATCCATTCACTTCAATTAATGCCTCATAATAATCAGCTGGTTTCCTACTTGCCCAACTGTCTATTTTCGTAATAGATGTTTGCAAGTCCTCACTCTTCTTTCTAGCCTTATTTAATTCTTTCTGCAATTTATCCATTTTTGCACTTTCTCTCTTCAGGTCTCGGCCATCTTCTGTGTAGCTTCTTTCGGAAGGGACAGGAGTTTTTATTTCGGGATCAACGTTGCCGCTTGACGCGGGGGTTAACGTGCTAGGCTCTGGCGGAGTAACTGCTTTTGGCTCTACAGGGTCAGCAGGAGTCTGCGTTATGTCTGTCATAGATTGTAATTAATCTTAAATAAATATAATACTTTAAAGTATTATAGTCAACTTTCTTTCTTTTTGTCTTTTTTCTCTCTAACCTTTTTCCTTTTTTTAAGCTCCACCTCTGCAACATCCTTTAGATGTTCAAGTGTATATTTAAACCTTGCAAATTGTATCTCAGAGTTCTTTGATAATTTATCAGACATGTCAAGCGTGGAGGGATTAACTCTTTGAAGTGACAACATTTTTGTTCTGTTAATCTCTACTTCTTGAAATAATCCAGCTACCAATTGAAAATACTGATTGCCCTTGACAAGATTCAAAAGTTCAACATTCTTTAAATCTTTCATATTGAAACCTATAAGTTTTTCTACTTCTAATTTATCCATTTGGCTTCCGTAATAAATTACATACTTGCCATCGTCAGATCGGTATTACCCATATTTACAGGTGACGGAATATTACCACCTTGCATTGGTTGGCCCATTGGCTGTCCTGCTGGACTTTGCAATGATTGTTGTCCACCTTCCATGCCTGTCTGCTGGGCTAACTCTTCCTGCTCTGCCTCAGCCCTGGTTAATCTATCTGTTTTATAATGATCTTGTAACTGATCAATAAAATCTAATAATATATCTAATTCATCGCTCAACAGGTTTGCCTCTTTTGATAAATCAGGTGAAACTCGCCCACCTTCCATTGCCATCTGTGTTACCTCTGCCGCTATCTCTTCAAGCTTAGCGATCTTTTCGTCTTTCATCTGTCTCAATTCTTTTAACTTTCTCAGATGATGATTTAAATGTTCTATTGGTTCATCATACTCTCCTATTACCATTTTATATTTATCATCATTCACACCATCCCTTAATTTACTATTTTTCCACATAATAGCTTCTTGCTTTATTGCTCTCTCGACCATTTCGTCTTCATCTTCTGTCTCGCTCTGTAAATAATCACTCTCGTCAAATCCATGACTCAAAACATAATCACGATGAATTGCTGCTATTCTTGGATCTTTTAATAGTTCGGGGTTTTTTAAATTTTCTATATATAAAGGCATTAGCTGTGCAAGTGCTTGCTCACTCTTCCTAGTTCTATTAAGCTTGCTCATAGGGTGCATTGATTCCGCATTGACTACAATTTGGATATCGTCGTCATCAATATCTAAATATTCATCTTTGACAATAAATGGAAACTTTTTGCCTGGTTTTTTTTCAACCGTTATTTTCCCAGATGTATCAAAAATCTCAATATCCTGAGAATAGAAAGATCTTGATTTGTGTAAATTTTTTGAGTCACCTTCTCTAATTTTAATTGCCTCAGGTTCCATCTGTAACGGATACTCCTGTCTTTGAGTTGCAAATTGTATCTTATAGCTTGTTTTCAATCCCCTAGCAAAACTCTTCATTGTTTTAGCGAAACCTTTCATCGTTGCAGTCTGTAATGCAATTGTTTCTGTGGCTGTTTGATCGTTCGCTGGCATGTTAGATGCTGAGGGATTAATCAAAGAAACACTCATAGCATCTTCTTTAATCTGCGCCCGCATTCCGAAAACTTCTGCCAATTTGGAGATCGGTGGCACCATCCAGTTAATCTCATTTGGGTTTCCTGAAATACTTATAATCTCACCTAGAGAATATTTAGCACTATCATATTGATCTTTAAATTCCCCTGCTACCTGATTAGAGGCTATAATTGGAGGTGTGATTGACAACTCTAAGACCTCTAGTAATTTATTTCTCATAACTTCATCTTCCGCATTGAAGCCCTCAATAACTCTCCCCAGTCCCATATAATAAAACTGATGTGGTATCTTAATGGCGCCAAAATGGGTAACACTTAATTGTTTATGATTATCTAAGGGAATATCTCCAAGCCATATGCCATTTGCTACGTGTCTTGTAATATCCTGGGTTCTGTCCTCCCACTCCCACATTAGAACATTATCACTACCATTAAAATTATCAGGGAATTGAAATATAGTATTTTCTTTTCGTTCCATAAATGCACCTGGTGTGACCTTGTCAACATTTCTATACTCTGGCCTATTATCATACAATCTTCTAAACTTATCATAACTCAATTCATATTCCCTAATTCCATCTTCTGACCCCTTGTTCACATCATGTTGATATTTCGCCATATTATCAGGATAGTACTCAAAAGGTGACAAGTGAATCTTAGTCGTATCGTTATATTCTATATATTCCTTATCAACATAAATAGCAATGTCGTTCTTCTCCATTCTCTTCAATTCTTTTTTGTCAAAACCCTTTAATTTTTTAAACTCAGCTTTCCGAACAACTTTCTTATAAGTATCCTGTACAAATGAATTTCCAATCCAAAGAGCCTCTTGAAACACATCCATATATATGTCATTCTGTGAATATTTAAGTAGGGGGTATTTTATAATGTTTTCTATAACCTTTTCATACTTCTCACCTTTTTTAGTCAAACCATAAACCGAGGGCATTGGGTTTGTATCCCACAGCTCAGTCATTGCAGTCTCACAGGCATTATAAGCGAATGGAGATTTTAAATTCGGTCTTGGGTCATCTGGATCGTCTGCAGCCCTCCACATATCTACAACCTTTGTGTCATGTTTCCATTGTTCATGCCAATCTTGACGTGGCCCACCATCCCTTCCAGAATAACAACCACCCCGGACTGCTGCTTTTAAGATGTCTAAACGCTCAGATAGGTCACCTACTTTTGTGAACTCGCTTTTATTATTATACCTTGAACTCTTATGGTATTTACCTTTCCAGTTGCTTTTAGTTAGGGGAACGTATTTTTTACTCGCCATAGGATAGTAGAGATAAAATTATCAATATAAATATAGTACTTTAAAATGTTAAAGTCAAATTGGGCATGTAGTAAAGAATAGAAAATTGTGTATTATAGGCTATAAGAAAAAAAGAGAAACCCTGAGAAGGCTATTAACTGTGTTACTTCCTTTTTATATCAATCAGATCCAAGTTGAAAGTTTTGATAAAACCTCGCCTTTTTTGATAATAATTGCTTAAAAACAACCACCACTATGGGTTATCTATCATAAATGCTTCTACGTTTAGCATACGTTTGTTTTCTTTTTGTCTTTATCTCAATGAATTGTGAGGCATAAGTTCGGACACTGTCAGCACCGTGCGAGTGTTCATCGTGCTTAGGCCCTGAGAACTGGCCGGTAATCCTGTTCCACTTTTTAGCATATTTCTCCAAATGTTCAATAAGCTTTGTTGTCGCCGATCTTCTAAACCACATTCTGGGTAATAACCTTCTAACCTCATTAATCCCAATCTCCACACCCATTGCAGGAATCACAAGACATTTAAACCCTAAAGCCGTTAGTTGTATATATACAGTTTTTTTAGTTGACAAGGTTCTAGTATTTGCATCATGTGGAAGATAACAGTAACCATATAGATAACCCTTTCTTTTTAACTGTTCTGCATAGAAACCTATTTCTTCTCCTGAGCCTTCCAAGTAATCCACCACCCGAATCTCTTTGCCCACTATCTGATAAAAAGTTATTGCAGTATAGTCATCAATTCCTAAATCCCAGCTGGTCAAAACCTCTATCCCCTTTTCTATTGGATATTCTGATATTTGATTCTTTGCTCTAATTTCTTGAATAATAGATTGATAATACTTATCCTTATCAGTGGCTTCAAAGGCCTCTTTTGAATCAGAGGGAAATTCTTTTTTAATGTCTTCTTGTAAAAGTTCGTATTTCTTAAAATAGAAAAATTTCTGTTCTCTTGTAATCTTAACCGCCTCTTTGCTTTCAACCCTATTGAAGTATTTTGTTAGCTCATCTCCAAGTGTAAAGTCCTTCGGACATTTCAGAATATATTCAGGATTTTTCCACCAAGGAAAGAAGAAAAACTTATAATCCAGTTTAGAGAGTTCTTTATTCTCTATTTGCATATTCTCGGCGTTCTTGCTTATGTCATAGAAATGACCCTCACTACCCTCAGAAGTTGATTCTATGAAGACAAATTGACCAATAGCAACCGCATTTAAGGCTCCTGTCTTAATCTCTTCCGCTCTTATGGGATCATGTTTACAGATCTTTGCGTATTCTGAGATCAATAATAGTTGAACAGTATCACCACGAAAAGACGTATCAGCAGTCATAGAGCTTCCATTAGAAAATCTAAGCTCTTGAACATTGTCAGTACTCAGCTGAACTATTTCCTGAATTGAGGTCGGTAAACTATCATAAGCAAACTTCGCCTTTGCAAGTTTCTTTTTAGCATCCTTGAGCGTGTAGTCGATTATTCCACTTGTCTTGTTAGAGTTGAATAAACAAACATCTAACATGAAGATCACAACGAATGTGCTCATTCCGAGCTGCCTTGCTTTGAGGATTAGGTTTAAAAACCAGAGGTGGTTTAAGAGAAACTTTTGAAAATAATTGAGCTTGAGTTGAACCCTGTGACCTTGCTTATCAATTATATAATAAAGGTTATTAAGTCTCCAATTTCTATCCTTTAGTCTCTTTTTGATCTCTTGATAAGCTAGCTGATTGTCCATCTAAATCTTTAAGAATTTGAGTTAATTCAAGATTGCCAGTATGTTCAATTTGTTGTTTTGCATATTCTAATCCCCTATTCATAAAATCAACATCTAGCTTAGAGTTCATTATATAGTTAATAGCTTTAACTTGTGTTACTGTCATTTCCTTTCCATCTTTATTAGTGTAATCCTGATTAGCTATTTTTTCAGTTAATTCTTTAATATCTTTAAAATTTAATTCACTAAATTGTGAAAATGCATCTATAATATTTCGTTTTGTCTTCTCAATATCCCAGTACTTTCTTTGACCTTTCTTTTTAGCCTCAGGAGAAGGTTGATAATCACTCGTAAAAGGTGTTAAATTAGCTATATTCCCACGTTTTTTTTCACGATTTATATTTTTTGGTATTGTTTGTTTATTAATTTTTCCCATTGTCTTTTTTAAATCCTCGTATTTTTCTTTAGTAATAGTACGAGGGTTCTTTTTCCATTCTTTCAAAAATTTCTCGGCTTTTATAATGCGAGGGTCTTGTTGCTCATAGCCCATTTTACCCTTTGGTGGCGAAGCACTTTTTGTTTTTACTTTTTTCTTCTTACCAATATCAAAACTTGTTACCAGCTTTTTACAAAACTGACATATCATACAATCCTTCTCCGAGCTGTAAATAGGTACACAATTACACTTTTTATCCTTCTTTTTGTACACTTTTTCTTTCTTCTGTTTTTTCTCTACCCTTTTAACTGGTTTTTTGCAAAACTGACAAATCTCACAACCCAATTCCTCACTGTAGAGATATGCGCCATGTTTACACTTTTTATCTTTTTTCTTTTTAGTTCCTCCTTTGCCTCTTCTAACTAAGTATCCATTATCATATGCCCATGAAGATGAAAGCCCAAAAGCAGTTGGGTTTTCTATCTTTTGATGGCATTTTCTGCATACCCAAATACACTCATCACCATACCTTTTACGATATATGTGATGTGGGTCAAGATTATCCTGCCCTACAACATCACTACATACCTCACACCAGTCTTGATGGTTTTTTTTCCTATCTTGATATAAAAAGATGTTCATTAAAGTTCAGATTTAATATTTTTAAGTTTTTTGATCATATCATTAACTATTGATACTTGAGTCTTTTTTGACAGTTTTGATTTTTTCTTTCTATACTCAGCTGCATTCAATTGAATCTTAGTAGTTCTAAAGAAGTAGTCAACCTTAACAGATAGGGCATTAGCTAGTTTTATAAGTATAGAGCTATCAGGAAGCATCTCACCCTTTTCGTATTTTGAGATTGCATTCTTAGAAACTGCTCTATCAATTTTTTCAACGACCTTTTCTACGACCTTTTCAATCGGCACGTATTCCACAATTGTCTGATATTCTATCTGAGAACCCTGTCTTCCCAATGTATAAAAAAACAATGCAAACAATAGTAATAGAATAATATTAATTCCCCTATTTACTCTTTTTGTGTTGAGCGTAATTAACTCACCCATGCCCTTTTTTATAATAAATTACAACTATCGTTTTACCCTCATAACTGATAGACTCAATTTTATAACCTTTCTGTTGCTTCTTATCAGAATCTTCTTTCATAGATCTATAACTGTTATATACTTTTACAAATTTATTCATATTCTCCAGTGATGCAACAAACTTTGACATTTAATTTAATTCGGATGGCTTACAATCCAAACCGTTAAGTTGATATTTAATTTATGATCTCAGCCCCTCAATTCCTATAACGTATTAGTTATTAATTCCATACCCTCAGTCAATAACTAAACCTTCGATCCAGTTCAAAAACCAAAAGCAGGGAACTAATAATTAACACTGTCCTAGTGCTTACCCCTAGTACTGCCATACTTAAAAGCACTAGGATACTGTCAACCACTAATCTTCATAAGTAGATATTAATTCCATCATTTTTTGCTTAATCCCTCTTCTTACTTCATGTAATCTTTGATATTCATCAATCAGCAACCATCCTTTCATAATTTTTTTAGTTATATCATGATGTTCTTTCTTTTCACTTACTTTTCTTTTTTCTGTTTTCCAATTTAGCATTTTATATATCCTTATTTAATTTTAATCTTTAGAGCATCTTCTGTTTTTGTTTCAAGTCTTGGAAAGCCTATACTAGAGAAGTGATCCGAGACAACATGCAAACATTCATGCGTAGCTCTACTTCAATACTAAAACGCTTAACTTCTCTCTTCTTTCTCATATTAAGTAACTATAACATTCATAATATTATACTCTTTTTTAATCTCTGCTAAAGATTTCTCACTTAGTTTTAAAAAGTCCATCCTAGGAACCATTCCATCAGGATAATATTTTATGGTTGGTACTGGCATATATTTAAACTTTAATGCGAACCCAGCAAGCAATTTCTCATAATCTTTGCTTAAATTCTGATAAATATTATCTTTTCTTGCTTCTTTTTGCTTTTTCTCTGACATTGTATTTTTTTAAAATTAAAACTAAATTAAATTAGTGGTGTTGTAGAATAATCTTGTTCTCAGTTGCCTGCAAGTCTAATATTCTATAATTATAATTACTATTCATTAACGAATCACTACTTCTTATAAGATCCATACAGATAGCTATCTACTCACCACGAAGCTCTGCAACCTTCTTTAATCCTTCATTTGTGTCAATTTCTATTTGTTTTTCAATTAATTGATCCATAGAGAAACCAGCCATTCTTCTAGCTGATCTTAACCTTTCCGAGAAGATTTTATTTTTCATAATTAGTTGGGTTGACAAATAATTACTTAATTATATTGAAACGACCACGCCAAGTACCACAAATATTATCACCAAAAGAAATTCAAATATTTTGTCAACATTCTTCATTTTTGCGAATTAACAATTAAATCTGCTTTTATATTGTTTGGGAAATAAGGATCTCCTTTCTGAATATATACCTTTTCAATTGGTTTTATTTCTGTATATCTTTCCACCCTTTCCTTCGTTAACTGCTTTTTTAGTTTCCGCCTGTGATCTTCATCCTTTATCGTTGTTATCTGATAAGATATTTCGTTAAAAAAAGCCTCACTTCTCTTTTCTAATTTTTGCTTCCCAAGATACAAACTAGTCGTATTCATAAATCGAAAACCAATTTAATTAATAATTACTGATTGACCTCTTGCGACATCATGCCCGAACCATTGGTCTATTACCTCTCTATGTGTTACTGCTATTACATTCCCCGCATACCTTTGTAGGAATCCTTTTTTTTTCATCTGCAGCTCTTCCCTTGGAACTAATATCTCAGGTACATCATTTAATTTATTGTTTTTGTAAAGTTGATATATTCTCCCATTAATGTCATCTACTTTAGACTTGTACCCTCTTGTGTCTTCACCAACAAAACTATTAAGACTGGAATCAATTGCTATACTACCACCCAATATATCATAAAGAACTTGAGCAAAAGCTCTAGCTCGGTGTTGTTCACTGCTAACTATCAAAGGCGATTCTATTTGTAAAAATCTTGATAACTCTATTGCTTGATTGACTCCTGTCTCCGTTAGATCAAATTCTTGACCTGTTGTATATTCTAAATATTCAGTATGCCCATGTCTAGCGAATATCATTCTTCTTTGTGAATCTTATTTTCTTCATATAGATTCAATAATATATTTCATAATTATAAATTCTATTAACTCTGGTGTATGCCCCACCTTCTCTGCAACAGTTTCTAAAAACACTCTGTCCTGCAACTGCTTCTTAACCTCCTTTATAGTTTTGCGTTCTATTTCTTTAAGTTTCATCTCGCTTTCTTAAATAATAAATATAATCTCTCAAAAATTCTGACATATGTCTACCCTTCCCCCCTGCATAATCTCTGAACCAGTCTCTTAGCTCAATAGGCAACAGAAAAATTAAAGTCGTCATGTCCTTGCTTTTACGTCTTTTTTGCTCTTCTATTGCAAGTAGTTTCAGGCTCTCCAACTCTTCTGTTTTTAATTCTTGTATTTTTATTTTCATAACAACTTTTAAAAACTAACCTCATTGGGCAGTGGTATGTAAGTATTCATCTCACTACTTGCCCATGTGCGTATCTTTTTTGCATAATCTTCAAATTCTCCAGTTGATAATACTGTAGATGAAGACCTGTATTTAATCTCTTCTGCCTTAAAAACAATATTCTTTTCCTCAATAAATTTATACTTTAATATTTCATGTATTTCTTCTGGTTCATATCCTATCTCGTTACTCAAAATATTTATAATTACTCCCCAGTAATACCTGTTTTGTCTGTTACTTCGAGCCTCTTTTTGACTACCTAAAATAATCCATGCATTTTTATCCTCATATCTTCGTAAATCATTTAAAAACGCTTCTTTATTTTCAAAAATGCATTTACCGTTTTTTACAGTTATTTTGTGTTTTGTTTTAAATTTTCGCATTTTTAATTAACAAATAACATTTTCATGATTTTTTTGTAATCCTATTCGTTATTTCACCTCCCCATCTTCAATATAAAAACCGATCTCTCATTTTTGCCTGTAATTTTAACTAAATTCTCTTTGGGGGTTATATCAACCGCTACCAACTTTTTGATATTCTCTGCTTGTAATTGGATAATTTTCATAGTGTTTTTTATAAATTAATATTAAGTTCTTTTAGTTTTTGTTTATATATTTTTAAAAATTCTAAAACCTTTTGTTCTCTTTCAGGTATTTTTTTTAAATACTTTAAAAGAGTTTTTTTTCTGTCTGTACTTATCCAAACCTCCTCCAGTGTTGACTCCTCCGATAGACCTTTTTGTGTTATGTTTTTTTTATACCTTGCTTGTCTCATAGTAGCATTATAAGCAAGTCTTTTGACTCCTATTCGCAATCTTTCACTTTCCATTTAAATCATTTAATGGATATATTATGTTTATAAAATTGTAATACCTTATCAATAGACTTTGTCATATTTGAGGCCTTGATCACCTCATAATTTGAATTTTTTTCATTGAGCCAAACTATATGCATCTCATCAACGTCAATGCCAAAAACATTAAGAATAAGATACTTGTAAAAACTCATCTGTAATGAATAAATATTTAACCTACTTGCATCTATTGATGACAACGGTTTTTTGAAATTTTCAAAAACATTAACTCGATCAATTTTTTTATTTGTTTTCCAGTCAACTAAAATTAATTTATCATCTTTTTCTGACCAAGCTAAATAATCTAAGAATCCAAAAAGCCTCTTATCTTTGTATGTTAAAAGCTTCTCCTTTGTAATACATTTTGATTTTGTATCTTTGATATAACCCTCAGCATAAGAAATTAACCTATCTGCAATATCGTTTGTAATATATTTCCCCGTCATTTTTCGTTTAAACTTATTACCAATTGCATTGTGAACAATATTACCCTTTTCAAGTGCAACAGCTCCCTCCATTCTCCATTCATCTAGAAGTGATTGCTGACTAACTCCTCTTTTTTTTGCAACCTTAGCAGAAATACCATTAGCATCAAAAGGTTTTGTTATTAATTTAGTTAAAGAATGTGGAGATTGCCATGAATATTTATCAAAATTATCTGATTTATATTCCTTGAACAAACTAATTAATTTATCAATTTTTTTAGTTTTCATTTTTCACCTCCCCATCTTCAATATAAAAACCGATCTCTCATTTTTGCCTGTAATTTTAACTAAATTCTCTTTGGGGGTTATATCAACCGCTA